TCCAAGATGTTCTCGCCATCATATTCATGAGCAATCAGTTTTAAGAAGCCTAGCTCTGAATCCAGCATCTTACCGGCGATGTCTTTGTCCACGGGCCTCCCACTGTCTCAAATACTTTTTGGCGTTATCCCAAGCCTCTTTCTCATCAAGCCTTCCTTTAATCCATCCACTCCAACGCCTAGCTCTACCAGGATAGTGCTTGATAACTGGTTTGACGTTCACGTCAGTGCTGTACTTATCAAAATAGTTCCACTCGTTACCAAGATTATAGATCTTAAGCGGGTCTATATACAAAGCTCTTATCAGTGCCCCCTGGTCTTTCTTGCCGTATTTCTCCCACTCCTCAAGCCATCTATGGAAAAACCTCTTTGTATTATCATTCCTTCTGAAAACCCATACTCCACCATTTAACTGTAGCTGATCTAGCCCGCCAAGTAAATCCTCTGTATGCTTCACCTCTGGTGAATTGTTGACCCTTTTGAACATATGCATACTCTCAAAGTGTACAGGGTCTTTACAGATAACAAACTCAAACCCATCCTCAACCAGCTTGAATAGAAAGTTAACGTCCCCAGACATAACCTCTGTATCTGCATCGAGATACAGCACATACTTCCACTCAGCTGGGGCTAACCCGTATATCTTAAGTTTAGCCCTGCGACCTCCTATGTCACTATCATCCTCAGTAATCAAGACATCCTCTAACCCTAGTGGTCTATCTGAGCAAAGTGCTATCAGGTAATCAGTGTGATCTTTAATTGTCTCCATCAGCTTCTTTGCACAAAGCCTAGAAGGTCCTCCAAACGCTACAATAAAGATACCTCTGTCTCGCCCTGTCCCTCTATCCACTTCTTCAGGGTAATTCACGTCTCTCTTGACCGCTTCAAGACCGTAATTTCCAATCCCTGCGTCCATACTAGCTGTGATAGCCATCCTGTTGCCCTCGCACCAATTCTCTACGGTATACTCCTCTGTCACGTCCCTCAGCGCCTGCCTATCAACACTAGAGCGCATCTCCACGGCCTCGTTAAACGCCTCCTTCAGAGAGTCAATATCCCCACAATCATACTTGTGTATCCCTGGTATGTCGGGGAGCTGGTTGATAAGCCCTACATCTCTAGGCACAACATTGGATACACCGCACGACAAGCTCTCGAGAGGAGGCATCGGGACGCCCTCTATAAGGGACGTGCTAACCAACACATCCAAGCTCTGCAAGTACCCAGGCATATCTTTCCATCTATAACGCTTAGTGCGTATGGGCCATCCACGCCCGGATGCTTTCCACTCTATTCCACTCGTAGACTCTACTAGCGGGGTCGCCAGATCCTCACCCTTCCTACCCGTAGTATACGTATAACCACAGAAGCCTGCTACCATCTTCTCATTCCGTGGGGGTATCGTAAACCTATCCCTCTCCACTGGTGCTTTGATCAATGCGGTTGGCCCAAACTGCTCCAGATAATCCGCATACATCTTTGCTGTCGTAACCCTAAATTGAACTTTCTCGGCTACTTCATCAAACAGGTCAGCTTTCCTCGGCTCTCTGTGGGTAAAGTAAGAGATGATAGGCACGGTAGGCCACCCATTAAACATCTGCACTTCAAAATAACCACAGAGCCAAATTATGTCAGCTGTACTGCTAGGCCTCGCCCTCAAATCCCATCCATTTACATCTGCCAAATACCTAGCAAACCTGGGCAGCACCCTATCATCTTTCGGATTCCTACAGATTATTTCTACTCTCATTATATGCCAGCGAAGCTGCACTCTGAACACAACTCTAAACAGGAACGTCTGCACATACCCAGCTCGTGTCTATACTCTGCGAACTTCTCGTTATTCCATATATCTAGCAACCTGTCATCTTTCACGCTGCCCATCACCACGTCGCTTCTGTAGTCGTTACAACACAGAACCACGTCCCCGTTATAACGCACTATCATCTGGATAAAAGGCATGCTACACATCCCCTCTATAGGTTGCTCATTCATTGCCTCAACATTGCCAGAGCGATTGTGGTACATCTCCCGTATCTTTTCCTTGGGAAGCACCAAGTCTGTTACTGTAACCCCTTGTTCACTAAACTTCTCTACCGTCTTCTTATCGTAGGCACTGACTCGCACCTTAACACCCATGTCCAACAGCTCTTGCAGCATATCTAGTGTAAGGAGATCGCCATTGGTGTTGAACACTATCCGAGCCTTGGGTACGCGCTCTTTTGCTAACTTAACTATATCCATCATGCGCTTGTCCATAAAAGGCTCGTTCATCGAGTACGGTCTCAGTGTACCCCTGAATCCCACAAGCTGGTCAAAGATATCTTCTATCATAGACCAAGGCATTAACTCGCCTGTAGTGGGGATAGAGCTATTAGGACAGAACCAACACTTACGATTACAACCCTGTATAGTCTCTAACTGGATGTTCTCAAACATATTTATGACACACCCGCTGGATGTAAGGGTGGCCCTCTAAGAGGGAACCAGCGGGTGTGTCGTTAATCAGCTAGCTTACGTGCCAGCTTCTAGTGATACCTCACAGAACGCCTGCGGGCGAGAAACCCCGAACGCAGCTCGCATCTCGGCGAGAATGGCAACCATATTCCGAATGAAGAAGTCGTCATGGCTGTCGCTCACCTGGATACCAGCCTGCTCGCGGTCCCACAGAATAGCCTTACGCCAGTCTGCAACGTAGCCGGTGCCCTGCGTCAAGCTCTGGCTAGTAACCACTGGCAAGCCCCACAGATTGCGCTGTCCCTTGACCATAGGCCCGCCCCAGTAGTACCTGTTATCACTGTCCTTTAGCAGCTCGACAGTTTCCCAGTCCTCGGGGTGTAGCACCCAAGCGGTAGGATACGAAAGCCCTGTGACCTCAAGGTACGTAATAGCCTTGCGAGTTGTGGTCAAAAGGTCTGTATCCCAAGCCTGAGTAAGAATCCCGCCTGTGCTAGAAAGACCAGTCAGGTTTCCACCTGTACCGCTACCGCTAATTATCTGGGTCTCCAACTCTTCAGCCAAGTCATCTCGCAGCTCGCTGTCGATAATACCGCGAAGCTGGGCAGCGTCCGAAAGCGCCCTCTTCGTGGCGGGAATCCAAACAGCAATCGTCTCAACGGGCTCCTGCACCTTCTCGAACACCGTAGTACCCTCGGGCTTCGCACCCTCAATCTGTCCAGAAGCACCCGTATAGTCAGTGACATTCGCTTCCTGAACAGCCGCTGCCTGCGTGACCTTCGTGGTCTGCCTTACAAACTCAACCAAGTCACTGGTCGTCTGGCGACGATTAATCAGCCCCATCACGTTGAGAGGATAGCGACCCAGTCCGTCGTAAACGCCCGTGTAGTCCGTCTCCACGAATGCACCCGCGCTGGTAGCACTATCTCCCGTAACGAGAGCCTTTGTCATCAGCTCGTTGAACTCAACGACGGGGCTACGAACCGACGCCCCATCAGGGATACGCCCGCTCGGTGCAACGCTCTTGAACCAGCGCTGATACGCTTCGTTCTTGACAAAGCGCTCACCAAGAGTACCCTTGGCATCCTCCCGTACAGGCGAGGACCCCTCTTCTCTATCTGCGAAATCCTTGAACTCAGCATTGAGCTCACCAATCTGCTTAACCATTTCTGCGTCACCCTCGGCCTGCTTAATCTCGGCCTTCACGTCACGCGCCTTTCCCAGCAACTCAGCGACTTTGTCTCGCTCTTCGCCGGTGAAGTCCCTTTCCTCTTCNNCTGCCTTGCTTGCAATAGCACTAGCAGTGTTCAGAAGTTCCTGCATCTTCTCTTTCTTATTCATTTTGACCCTCCAAGGTCTCTATTCTCATCACTTCGATTTCAGCCCTAATGACGGCAGGACCCACACCGCTAGGCTTATCGCTTTCTGCGACCTCGCCCACTTGTTCGTCCTTCTCATCGTTCTTCATTGCTACTGTACCAGTACCTACTGATGCCGCCAAAAGAACAGGCGACACCTCGAAAACGTCCAACTTCTTCAGCAGGCGCACATTACTACCTTCAACTGTCCCTGATTCCGAGTCTATAACCTCAAACCCATAAGACCATCTCTGCAAGTCTCCCAGGTTCTTTACTGTCTGGTAAGTATCCTTTCCTACAGAAGTGTCCAAGAAAAACCTACCATCCACCCATGCCTTCTCTTCGTCGGCATGGATCACGCCTTTTCCTACAGGCAAATCCTGCCAGCGATGTGCCCAATAGGAGATACTCACCTCTTGTCCGTCCTGAAAGGCACCAGGGATTACCACGTCTTTGTCACTGTCCACTACATTCATCGTGCTGAATACCGCAGTGAACTCCCCTTTGCCTTCCTCCTTAAACTCTACAGGAGCGCTAAATATCTTCTTATCCATAACATCCTCCTAGCTACTGAACACTACGCTGCACATACAATTCGCCCTTTCTTCTGCTGACAGAATGGGGTCTCCAGGCCATTTAGCCCCGTTGGAGAACGTATCTCTTATCCCTACTGTTTCCCCATTCAATGCGGCATGCGTATCTCTCGGATTGCCACTGTTAGTTACCCACGTCTTGCTAGTATATCCTGCTGCTTTCGCACCTTCCAACGCCCCAAAGTTCTTAGCAGTTGTCACCGCTGTAATCGCCTGTCTGACTGCCCAAACGCTAAGAGCCGTCTTAAAGATCTCTGCAATCTTGCTCCGTGCCTCGGGCTGCTGAAGCGCTGCCTCTATCTCTTCAAGTGTATAAGCATTAATATTCTCGCTCTGAATACGCGTATGCTCCTCAAGCCATGGAATCATCCTGTCCTCATCCACATCTTCTGTAACCATCTTGGCCCAAGTGGTTGCTGTGAGAACATTAAGGCCCAATAGGTCTTCGTAAAGCTCCCTGTCCCATCTCTCTTTATCCCACCACATGCCCATGACCATTTCCTTCTGGTCGTTCGGCAAACCGCTCATCACGGTAGCTTCTTGTCTCTTATAGTGGTTGACTAGCACTCTCCGCCACTTCTCTTCATGTCGCTTCGACAGCTCCCAGTTATCAAAGGAATCTCCTGCAGACTTAACACCCTTAACACCCTTCGGTACAGTGATGGGCGAGCGAGTCCCTGTAAGCACATTCAAGGGTGTTATCAACTCGTCTCCACCATCCTTCATTGCTGGAAGGTTCATCCTTGCCCTGGCTTCATTCCTCGTCATCCAAGGCACTCCTACCGCTGATTGGAGCGCACTAGTCTCTTCTTTGAAATCACCCTGCAGCTTCTCTCGGATGTTGAACTCAACGTATATTGTACCACTATCCTGCCCTGTGTCAAATTCTGGCAAGAGCTGTAGCTCTATATCTCCCTCGATCATCGCTATCCAAGGACCCAGGGTATCCCTGTACATCATCTTAGCCTGTTCTGAGATGTTACTGTACGTGGCATGGTCCAGGATGCCCACCATAGGAGGAGGAATATGATAGGCCCTAGCACATTCCTCCCTTGTTAGTTTTCTCCCCTCGAGATACTCGCTTTCCTGTGGATTAAACTCCACAGAACGCCATTTCATACCCTCTTCGAGGATTGGTGTTCGCCCAGACCCTTCTGCCCCCGAGTACATCTCGGAGAAATCATTCTTAAAGCGATCCCTGCCCGCCTGACTCCACTCAGGAGCATCTGCGGGCCTCTCTATCACGCCATGGACACGCGCTGAGTTTTTCCAGTAATTCTCTCTATAATCGCCTGCTGCTTGCTCCTCTGCAAGAACCCTTCTAAGTGTCTCTAGCGGAGAAAGCCCTACCAGCGACGAGTCAGGATTATACCCCTTAAAATGAACCATCTCATCTGGCTCGTACTCCCACCTCTCGCCTCCAATCGTTACAACATAACTTGTGGGTACGAGTCCCCCCTTGCCTACGACATTGGGCGGAGGAACGCGCATCAAACCAGCAGGAAGGCCGTCATCTCTACGGATCTTCAGCCAATACGCATTATAGTAAATACCCAGGTCAGATACCAGCGACTCAATAAGCCTGTATCTCGTAACCTTATACTTGTTAGGCATGGGACTGTCCAACACCAATGCCAGTGGGTGATCAGAGAGCCTATGTCTGTCAGTGTTCGACACACGCTCATACACATGGAGGCCTAGCTGCGCTATATTCCTCGCCAAGAAGTCCACACATGTTCGCACATTCGGTTGAGTACGGTATATCGTTGAATAATCATAACTATAATGATCATAGAATGATAGACCACTCGAGACTTGGGGCCACCAGTTCCCATCAACCTCTGTTAGCTCTCTGCCGCTTACGATTATCGCCATACCCCACCTCTGCTATATAACCTGCATAAAGTCCACATTGGCTCTATCAATAATCAGGTCTCCATCTACCGATATCCTCTCCCCTTTGGGTCGAAGCGCCTCTGCGTTCTTGATCACCAAATGTCTTGAATCAGAACTCCAAAGGACACCAGAGAACGTCCTGTCTGTCTTGGTATTAACAACCACAGTTCGCCTTAGTGGATACAGCTTGAGTATCCGCTCTATAAAATACATCATGTTAAGACCCCTGGCACAAAGAACCTCCCCTGGGCAGCCCTGGCCACATGCCCGCTGCCTACCCATCGCCAGCTCCACTCGCCGCTGTCTTCAATCGCCAGGTCATAGGTATATACACCAACACCAACTTGTGTTAAATCCTCTT